GTGCTACGTCGCACGGGCTGACCAGCCAGCGGTAGGCCGAGCCTGTTGGGTGCATCGAGGGCGGCAGGACGCTTTGGGCCGGCTTGCCGCCGATGCGGATTTCGGCCCCGCCCACCTTCTTCCAGCCGATCGGCGGCAGCGTAGCGTCCAGCCTGAACAGCCGGTGTTCGCCCCTGCCGCTGGCCCAGGCCGGCGTCCGGATGTCCAGCAGGCCCATCCTGGCCAGTGCCAGCCGGCCGGCCTCATCGTCATACTCCACGTCGATGATGTTGCCAGTGCCGAGCAGCAGCCCGAGGTTGCTGCCGGCGGACAGCCAGCCGTCGATCACGTCGGCGATGCTCGAGGCGAGCGTGTGCCAGGCGTTGCCGAGGGGCCGCTTTCCGTTGCTGGCCAGCTGCACGAACTGGCATCCGAGCGTGGCGAGTGCGTGAAGGTCACCGGTCATTTGCCGTCTCCTTTGCGACGAGGGTGGCGACTTCTGCCGCCGTGGCCCAGCCGGCCGCGTCCCATACGCTGCCGATGCTGTCGATGGTCCAGAGCTTGTAGACACGCACGTCGGGGCGGTACTTGCCGTCTACCTCGCTGCCGTGGCAGTAGACGTGCAGGTCTTGCCGGCCGACCCAGCGGCACTCGCCAGGCTGCATGTCGGTGATCGTCCGCAGGTGCTTCACCGTTCGTCTCCGGTTCGCGTTGCGTCAGGTCTCATGTGCCTGACTGACGTACTCTAGGCTATCGTCAGTTGGGTTGCAAGGGGGTGAGAAAAGATTTTTTTGGGTGCGGTTTCGCCGCGGAAAACGCTACTTCCGGCGAGCGGCGGCCTTCTTCGGCTTGGCCCGGCTGGACGCCGGCCGCTTGGCGAGGTGCTTCTTGCCGACCGACCGGGTGCTGAGGTCCGCAGTGGCGGCCTTGGCGGCCTGCACCGGGATGAGCCAGATTCGCTTTCCAAAGCGTCGAGCACCAGGCAGCTTGCCTTCGCCGAGGAGATGGCGGATCCAGCCCTCGGTGCAGCCCATCACGTCCACGGCTTCCGCCACGGTGAGGTATTCGCCGCCGTCGATTTTCTGTGCCATTGCGATCATTGCCCCAATACTACGCCCAAGCGGTAGTTAGTCAACCAATCCCCACCTTCAATCCTCCCAACTTGCCCCGGCCAGCCGACCCTCCGTAGGATCGACTGGCGGGGAAGTTTCAACGGAGAGGGCTCCGTTAAACATCTGTACACTAGGGGGGAAGGAGGCATCGGATGACGCTGCGAGAACTGCTTGAGCGGTACGGATTGCTGATGAATCTGTCTGATCGGTCGATGACGCTCTACGGCCACACCATCGACAAACTGGCTGAGTTCCTCGGCCGCGAGCCGCTGATCACGGATCTGGAGGACGTGGCCGTATCCAAGTTCCTGCGGTGGAGGGCGACAAACCCCTGCCGGGGGCGCGTGGTCAGCCCGCACACCGTGGCCAAGGACCGTAGCCAGTTGCTGGCGATCTGGACATGGGCGTGCAAGAAGAAACTGCACTCCGGAGAGTGGCCGGGGCTGCCACGCCAGAAGCGGGTGAAGCGGACGCCGACCGCCTACACGCTGGATGAGATGAGCCGCCTCGTCCGAGCCGCCAAAGCCCGCCGAGGGGCAATGTCTGGCGTGCCTTCGGCTTGGTGGTGGAGCACGCTTCTCCAGTCCGCATGGCAGACCGGCGAGCGGATTGGAGCCCTGCTGGATCTGAGGTGGCGTGAGGTGGACACGTCGCAGGGACGGCTCGTGTTCCTCGCCGAGACCCGCAAGGGCCGAGAGCGTGATCTTGTTGCCCCGATCACCGCTGCCCTTGCTGCTGAGCTGGAGAGCCGCCGAGGCCTGCCGGACGCCCTGGTGTGGCCTAGGGCCGGCCATCCGCTGTCGCACTACGCCAGCATGCGTCTGCTCTGCAAGGCCGCAGGCGTGCCCTCCAGGGCGTTCCACGCGATTCGCAAATCCTCGGCCTCCTACGTCGCCGCTGCCGGGGGGGATGCCACGGCCCACCTCGGCCATGCCGATCCGGCGATGACGAGGGGACACTACCTCGACCCGCGGATCACGGAGACGCACAGGGGGCTCGACTACCTGCCGCCGCTGGACCTCGAAGGCGGGCCAAAGGACGGGGGTAGACCGGCAGCGTGACCGAGCAAGCGGGGAGGCAACGCCGTGGAGGAGGACACGTCGTCGCCATCAACCCGCCGCCCGGTCAGTCTCCGCGAATCTTGCACAGGCAGGGCCGCTCGACCTGTTGAGCCGCTTCCACCTGCAGCCGGCGGACCTCGGCCAGCAGCCGCATGACGTGGGCCGCGAGCGTGCCCGAGGTGCCCGTGTACGCACCCGAGAACCGCCGGGCGTCCTGCTCGCACTGCTCGAGGTAGGCGTCAGCTAGGGGCTCAGGCACGTCGGCACTCCTGATGGCAGGCCGCGTAGCCAGCGATGTCGATGGCAGCGTCGTCGGTCGCTTGGCCCGTGCCCAACTGGCGGGCGATCTTGTCAAGGACCATCACCAGAGCCCAGTCGGCCGCGGTGAACGTCGTGCCGAACGCCGCGTTCACCAGCGACGCCGTGCGGTTGAAGTGCTCCGTAGGTGGCCCGTACTTGCCGTGCCGGTCTCGGATCGTGGCGATCGCGTCCCGCAGCGTCTGTTCTGCCGGCGTGACGGGGCGGAAGCCCGGCTCCCACTCGGCGTAGGTGTCGCTCAGGACCGAGTCGCCACGCTGCCGCCCGAGCAGGTGCTCGACGTAGGGCACGTCCGACTCGTCGCGTTGCGGTTCCTCGGTACTTGCGACAATGTGCCTAGGTTCTGTCGCCCGCGGCGCCATCTTGTGGTCATCCTTTGGCGTGGCGTCGAGCCGCTCGCGGACGGCTGCCCGTAGTGCGGCGTTGGATTCGTCGAGTGTCGTGGTCGTCATGCTTGGTCCCTCGGGGTGAGTCCGCAGCCTATGCCCGTGGTCAAGCCGACCGAACCGTGCCGTCTTGCATCACGCGGTAGTTGTGCACGTCGAACTGCCCGCCCTTGTGGACGGTCGCCACAGCGAACCCATGGTTCCAGCGATTGATGACCGCGTAGTCGGGCCGCAGGTCGCACAGGCATCCCGTGCTCCAGCACGCCGTTTCGTGGTGCCACATGTCCGACTCGGCGTGGTTGCTGGTCCGGTGCGAATGTCCCACCAGACACGTCGATAGCGTCCGCATCCACGCACCGCGGGCGACGTTGACCGGAGCCGCCATGCCCTTCGGCAGTTCGTGCCCGTGCAGCACGGGGAGTTTCCCTAACATGACCGGCCGCTGGTCATCGACGAGTTCGATGTCGAGTTTGTCTAGGTCGAGCCACGCCGTCAGGCTCATGCGTCGGTCGTCGCTGATCTCGGCGGCGTGCTGCCAAAGCCACGCGGACCACCTGTCTTCATGATTTCCAGTTTTGTAGACGATCGGGATGGCGGGGAACTCCTGCCGCAGCCAGCCGAGGAACCCACGCACCGCCTCGAGCTCGCCCTTGAAGTCCCGGTAGGCCGGGTCTTTCATGTAGCGGCTGATCGCGTAGAAGTCGGCTATGTCGCCGTTCAAGAGTAGCCCAGACAAGCCCTGCTCTTTGAGGTGACCGACGGCGGCAGCGACCGCGACCTCAGAGTGATACGGCACATGCACGTCGGACAGGATGCCGATTGGGCCGGTGACCTTCAGGACGTACGGCGTCCAAGGCTGGGCCATCGACTTCGGCATGGCGAGGATCTCGCCGGCTTCTCGCGGGGGACGCGGGGCCGTGGGCTTCTGCGTCTTGCGGTTCTTCTTGCCGTGTTGCCCGAACTGCCGCTGCATCCGCATGCGTGCCTGGTGCAGCGTGATCGCCCCGTTACTTTCCTTTACGAGTCGCCTTGCGAGCGTCTGTGCGGGGGCTTCGGGATGGAGTTTTGCCAGCCGCTCGGCCTTTCGCGTTATCGCGTCCCCTCGCTGCATCTGCCGCCTCCTTGCGATGTAACACTATGTTGCCGTCGTCATCCGGCATCGGGTTGGCACCCTCTGTCTCGTCCTCGTAGTCAACGTCATCGAGGCCGGTCCACCCTCGCTGATCCTTACGCTTTGCCACGATGCAGCCTCCTCGCGTTGCTGATCGCTCTCTTGACCAGCACCGTACCCGCCGCGTCAATGAACGGCAGCCGCCTATTGGTGGCCTCCTCGCGGAGCCAGCCGACGATGGTGGGGATGTTGGTCTCGCACCAGTCGCAGCCGCGCACGTCCATTTCGATTGCTCTTGCCAGGCATTTGCACCCGGCCTTCGGAGTGATGCCGATCTTGGCTAGGAGTTTTTTCAGCTCTGTGCCTGGGCCTTCTCCCGGCGGCGGCGGGGCATGTTCGACCACTCGCAGTTGGAGCAGGCCGCTGCCGGGGTTTTCGCCCAGCAGTTTGGCGATCGCCGCCGCGAGCGTGGCCGGGTCCACGCGCCCCGAGTACGGGATGACCATGCTGCGTGTAGTCACGAGCAGCACTCCGGCGGGTCGCATGCCCTGGTACACACAGACTCCATGCAGTCTCGCGTGCCGTCGATCGCGTGCCGCACCTGCTTCCACTGATCCCCGATGCACTGGCTGCTAGCCGTACCGCCAAGACAGTTGCTCTCGGTCAGGTCGTCGATGCAGTCCTGCTCGCTTGCGTACCCGTAGCCGTCAATTACCACAGGGTCCGAGTCCTCGTTGGTAGGGGAGACAACCACGGAGACAAGCGAGCCACACGGACAGACGGCCAGCACAACCTCAAAAGTCGTAACGGCAGGCGAACCCGGAGAGTTCGGCGAACACTGGTTCGTCCGCGTGACCGTGATGGTGACGAGCTTGCAGTTCTGCGGGGGGCATAGTTCCAGCGCGTCGGTAGCCGAGTCGCAAAGGTCTGGAAACGAGTCTTCTACTGACACGGTCTTGTCGTAGAAGATCTTGTAATCCGCGACGGGATCGCAGTCTGTCTCCAGCTCAGCCGGGTCGTCGCAGGAGGCACAGTCGTCGGCCTCCACCCACCCCTCGGCCGGCAGGTCGTCCTGCGTGCCACGCTCCAGCAGGGCATCGACGATCCAGTCGCCAGTGCCGGGGGTGGCGAGGACGAGCTTGCGAATGTCGGGGATGGCACCTGCCGCGCCGGAAAACTCCTGCACGTACCAGTAGCGAGTGGCGCCAGGCAAGCACCAGTCCGACGCCGGCGGCGCGCCGTCTGGACACTGCTCCTCCAGCACTGCCGCCGTGGCCACCACGCCGTCGATATACGGCACGCTCCAGCCGAACCATGTGGAGCCGTTAAAGTAGATGTCATCCCGGCAGTCGTTAGCCTCCCAAGACGCCTGAAAAGAATCGCGAATTTGCTGCTCAGTCCACCCAGGGAAGTCAATTAAAGCCTGCGCCACCTTTGCATCGACGCACGCCTCTTGTGATTCATAGAGCCGGCTGATACAGCCAGGCAGCAGATCAAGCAGGTCGTCATAGAGACTGATGGAATACTCCCCAGGCGATATCTCTCGGGCGTCAAATGCCCAGTCCCACGGAGCGCAGGAACAGCAAGCGTCGCACGTCGGGCAGGTGCATGGCGTGCCGCAGCAGCTGCACGACGTGCCTAGGCCGCCAGACTTCATCACCAGCCCGCCGTCTTTGTGTGCAAGGTTCGTCATGAGCAGGTCGTAATGGTGATGTTCTGAGTGCTGGTACTAAGCGACCCGTTGACGCTCAGCGTGATGAACGAGAACAGCAGGCCCGCCGTGCTCAGTGTCACGCCGTTGACAACCGAGACACTGGTGCCGATGAACTGCGGGCACCCGTCAGTCGTGAACGAGAGCACCTGCCGGTGAGCCGTGGTCGTGGAGTAGCCGCTGACGTACGGGATGTACTTGTCGCCGAGGAATGAGCAGTGCGTATGCCGCTGGGCAGCCACCGCGATCCAGCCGTTGCCGTTGTGACCGAACGCCACGTAGGGGTTGGTCACCGCCGTGTGCGTGGACAACTGGAGGAACTGGTTCCAGCCCACCATCGTCAAAGCCGAGGCGACGCTACCCGGGAAGCCCTTGTGCATCGTCACCGTGGCCGTTGCGTTGGCGGTGAACGCCGTGCCGACACGGGCGATCGTGAGGCGCACGCCAGCAGCACCGGCCGCATTTTCCACGCCGCTCGTCTTCAGCGTGGGTCCGCTACGTTCGACCACCTTGACGGCGTGGCCGATACGCTTGGCGTCGTCCTCGCTGAAGCCGTAGACCGGCATCTGTCACCTCTGCAGGACGAGGTACCGCAGCCGGGCGTCTCCGGGGTAGCTCGAGCTCGTTACCGAGCGGACGCCGAGGGTGATGAAGTCTTTGAGCGGCAGGACCGCCGCCATACCCCGCTGCAACTCGACCATCTCCTGGCTGTTCGTGCCGTCCCATACGCCGATGAACACGGCGTGCGTGCCGGCAGTGTGCGTAGACATGTTGCGGAAGCCGGCGTAGCCAGGATTGCCGACGCCGCTGAGCGTCAGCGTCTGAACCGCCGTGCCAACGATGATCACGCCACCGGATGCGGCCTGCGTGATCTGGTCGGCCTTGACGCCAGACGCCGAGAACCGCTCGGAGAAATTGCCGTTGTCGCACTGGAGCGAAACCGAAACCTTGACTTCGTCGGCCATTAGATGCCCGCCTCCGTAAACATGTTGTTGTGGACCTTCTCTTCATACGGGTACGCCTTGCGAGTGAATATGTACGAGGCTGCATTCGGGCCTGTCAGCAGCGTTGGCAGAACCGCCAGTCCGCTGCCGTCTAACTGCACCGGCTTACTCACCGGATTGTTGGCAAGGTCAAGAATGGCCCGCCGCTCGCCGCCGACAACCTCATTGAATCCAGCGTCGTGGAACTCAACGAAATGCCCCTTGGGGTCGTAGAGCCATTCGACGGAGACGACCCAAAGATTCACCTTGTCGTCGAAGTCAGCGTTGTGGCCGACACATAGCATCGTCCGCCGCGGTGCACCCAGGAAAGCGACCTCGTTGGTCGTGTTGACGTAGGATGTTAACGCGGCAATGTTGGGGCTAACGACCTTGGTGTTGGTGTACGTCAGCCGCAGAAGGCAGCGGTTTTCCGTCAGCCCGTCCACCGGGTCGCCCGCCGAGTTTGTTGCCGGCTTGGGGGCGGCGTTGTACTCGCCATTCTCGCCCTGGTCCGTGAGCGGGCATTCCTTCTGCTCGGTCGAAATACTGATCCGCTTCCACGTCTCGGTTTCTTGATCCTCTGGCTCCGGCTGCTCCGACTCCTCGTCCTGGGCCTCGTAGGTCACGGTGATCTTGACCGCACGGTCGGCGTCGTCGCCCTTGTAGTAGGCCATCTTCCGCGACTTGACCGTGAACATCACACCCGCAACCAGCCGGGTTTCGCCGACCTTCGGGATCGTCGCATTGCCAAGGTTGGTCCACGACGTGGAGTCGTCAGCCAGCGTGCCGAAGTCGGGCGTGCTGTTGTGCAACGCCAGGAGATCCACGGACCCGGCAAGCGTGATCCGGCCCTTGTCGCCGAGAGTCTCGGAGTATTCAAAGGACCGCAGTTCTCGAACGTCGATGATAGCCATTAGCCGATCACCGCCAATCCGGTCGGGTCGAGCCTGTCGGCGATGTCCTCTAGTGCGTCAGCCGACCGCTCCGTGTTGTCGGCCGTCTTGCGGGCGTCGTCCTTCACGTCGAGCCGAGGGTCGGCCCCACGCATGATGTTGTTGCGGAACGCTTCGCCCTCGGACGAGCCGACGACGATGGCC